CCAAACCTTGGATTTTACTTTAACTGATCCGGTATATGAGCAGGATTTAAAACGGTATTCAATCACAGAAAAATGGTTTTTTGTCGAGGATGTGATTGCCCCCACGGGAGGGGGACCCATTAACGTTAAGGTGTCCGGACATGAGTTTGTTGTAGGCATGAGGGTTGTTTTTGCCGAAATGACGGGACCGGGGAGTGAATTGAATTACACTAAAACAGATGACAACTGGTTCATTGTGGGAACGGTTGCAAACGAGTTTATTGGAATATTTACCCAAGATTTTACCCCATTAACAGCAGGGGTAACTCTAGGAACTCCAGTTTTTGATAATGGAAGTGCTGACGGTATCCCCAAGAATAGAATAGGCATACCAGCCTATGTCCCGTTTTGTCATGGTTCTGTATTCCACAAAACTCCTGTTATTCGTAGATCAACCCAAGAGGTAGCCAACCCAAACCTTATAGCCACAAATCCTTCATTCCCCTTAGAGGTTTATGAGGATGGTGTCTTGATTGGAACCAATGACCCGTCCAGCCCGGAAGCCTACACCAAGGCCCCAACCTCAGAAGTGATTTATTTAAATTCTCCAATGGCAGACGGGAAACTTAGCATTTGCGGAAGAGCATTAACCGGGGGGACAATCAACGAATTATTCCGGCATTTCTCTGGTCTTTTGGGGCTAGGATTTGACGATAGCAAGGCGTAACAAATGGCAGGAACAACCGAAACGGCAGACAAGATTTATAATGTTGCTTATACAAAAGTTGGAGGTCCTTGGGAAATCTTGGACACGGTAACGATTGAGATTGATGACAATTGTGTGGTGGAGGTTGATTTACCAGCAGGAACGATAGAAGAATCAGAAATTAGGGTGATGTTCTAATGAGTGATGGAGGACAGGTCCTTGTGGTGGACCAGATGGGGGAAGTTGCGGAAAGGGGCAACTACTACGTTGTGATTAGAGAGGGCAAGGTCTGGTTGGTCAATAGGAACCAAGACATAAACCCAGTGGTTGCCAAGTTTACAAGACCAGCCCTTCTTTCTATGCAAGTCAACCAACCCCACCCCACCCGTAAACTGATTAGCTCATTTACTCAAAACATCCCATACCCTCACAGCAGAAGGCTGGAGCAGCAACAAATAGAAGTTCATATTGAGGCTAACACCTTTGGAATGGATGAAGAGGTAAAGCCTTTGTCCCAAGTTGAGAAGGAGGTAGAGAACTTCTTGCTCAATTGGTACAACATCCAAAAAAGGCCCAAGGTAAAGGTCCAAATTCAGAACATTCAGAAATTTGACATAGGAGACAGGATTGAATGTTTTGACGAGTATTTGGAGATGAAAGCAGTAATAACCATTGAAGGCATTACTTACCATTTTGAAGATGAAAGAACTACAGTAACTGGTTTTGCTCTTGTCAACCATGTCCGGGAGTCTTAGGAATGAGGCTTTTGTCTAACCCTGCTGAAATGACCCTTTCTTCTGTTGGAGTCCCTGTTTCTGCTGACTATGCCTTGGACAGTGTCCGGGACAATTACCCCTCCCATCCCTACATTTCAGACATGCACACGGACACCATAACCGTGGGCTTTGATGCTGGACAGGACAGCCTTTTCTTAGGGCATGTCATGGCAGAGGAGGTAACGGTAACTTTTAATACTGGGGAGGTGGAATCCTTCCCCCAGAGGATAGGCTGGAATAGAGTTTTTGCTAGAGGAAGGAAAAAGCTAGGAAATGACATTTGGGTGGATGTCCCAGCCACGGCAACAAGTGCGGATGTCGAGTTAAAGAACGTGGTCAACGTGGCGGAAGGGATTGACACCTTTTCCAGTAATGGAACAGATGGGATTTTAAAACAGGGAGCAGACCAGATAATTTTTGAGAATTACCCCCAGCTAAAAGTAGGGACTTTTTTGGTTAATGGGGGGATGACTTACCAGATAAAAGAGTTACGGGGGGCAGGAACAGGGGTAGACGATGTGGTCCTTAGAACTGGTGGAAGTGCAGGTTTTACCATTTCAGAGGTACGTCTACCCCTCTCCATTGGTTTAATACGAGTTGGGAAAAAAACGCAATTCCCTAACCCAACAGTGGGGTTGATGATGAACACCCAAGACTTTGGAATTAGACGGGAGTCTTTGGGGGCAATGCTTTACTCTCCCCGTTCTATGGTCCGGGCCTATTCGGTGCCAATGCAATTGACGAGGGAACAGTTAGATTTGTTTATTGTGACTACGGAAGGATTACGAGGGACACCCGTTGCTTGTGACTTGCTAAACGGGATGGACCCTAGAAGGGTTGGATACATGACTTTGGTTAACCCCCCAGATATTAACGCAATGGTTAGATTGTACAGCATATTTGAGGTCAATTTTGAATTGCGTGAACTGTCCTAATTTTTAACACGGTTTTAAAATGGCTACTCTTTCCACGTTAAAAGTAAACCGGATTACTTCCAGAGATACGGCTACAGAAGTCCAGATAGATAAGCAAGTAAACATGAACAACAACCCTATTGTTGGTGCGTTGTCTGTTTCCACAAACGAGATTATTGCCCCCAGTGCAACCCAGTTAAAGGCCGGGATTATGTCCACAGGGGACAAGGCGAAACTGGACAATATTGAAGCACAGGCAGACGTAACCGATTCAACAAACGTCCATGATGCCGGGGCAATCATGGAGTCAGAGTTTTCCGGAAATACGGGGGTGATGTTCCGGAAAGAGTTGGATTCTGGAACGGGTTTGCACACCTACGAATTAAGAAACGATTACCTAAACAGTGATAGTTTTGACAGCAAAGTAGGCTATGTCAAAAGTGACGGTTCCGGAAATCTCCAGTTTGATAACAGCACCTTTTTAATCCAGAACCAGCCGATAACGGTAGACGGGGATGTAGCACCCGTGTCGAGTGGTACGACACCCACCAATCTAGAGATGGTTTTAGATTCTCAAGCCATTGTAGGGAAGCCTCAAGTAGCAGCAGCAGACGAGGACGATGACAGGATTTTATTAGCCCAGCAAATGTCTGATGGTTCTTATGAATTGCGGCAGATTAGCCCAAAGGACTTTGGGGCTGTTACTTCTGGTGGTGGTTCTTCAATAGGTTCTTTTGATGGGACCAAAGGAGTAAACAGGGAAGCAGGAGAAACAGGGACGATAGTTACGTTAGAAATCAACAATGCTGCCATAAATACCCAACCAATGGCATACGGTTCCGGGAGTACACCAGCCTTGAAAGGGACAGACGAGTTGATGGTGGGGAGGGCATCCTTGGGGCTGTTGGCTAAGACTACACTAAACGAGTTGGGAAGCTGGTTTACCAATGTGTTTGGCTTTGGTACTGGAGGAGGAGGTGGTGGTGGTGGCACAACCAGTGTTACTGGATTGGCTATTTATTTTGAAATTGATTCCAACGGAGATTTAACACTAATCCACACTGGTGGATTAACATCTAGTGAAATGTATATAAACGCCAACAGTGAACTTGTAGCAGTAGTGGTTTAATGGGTGAGTCTGTTGTTGGAAGGGTTGTCTTTGTTCCTAGAGGGGCATGGTCAGACGTATTAGCGGCAAATGAGCAGTTTGTTGTTGATGACTTGACCACATGGAAAGGACACCAATATTTAACTAGAACTGTACACACCCCACAATCCACTATTGCAAGCGGAGATGGGACACAACCCGGAGGTCCTTACAGCAACAGCCTTTTTTATTCCTTTTCAAAAGGTTTTGAGCCAACCGGATTATTCTGGGACCAAACCAGAACGTATTACCCCGGTGAGTTGGTTTTTTTTGGTGCCGCAACGTATGCGGCAGTTAAACAGTCCTTCAATTATGAGCCAGATAAATACCCAAAATTCTGGTTTAAAATGGCTTCCGGTGCCATGACATGGACAGGGAATTTTGACACTAACAACTATTACCCCACCGGGCAGGTAGTTATGTACAAAGGGAGTTGTTATTTAACCAATAAAGGGAGCGGAGGGCATGACCCAACCTCCACCAAGGGCTTGTTAGATTATGAGTTAATAGCCCAAGGACTTTGGCCTAGAGGTGTTTACACATCCACCTTTACTTATACGGGAGGGGAGATTGTCCGTGCCCGTGCAGGAATAGCACAACCCACTAGAGGGGGTTCAACCTTTGTTATGTCAGACAGGGGAGGAGTTGGTGCTGGGAGTCCTCCCAAGTCTACAGCAGCATGGAAAGAGGTTTGTAAAGGATTAAATTTTGCCCCGATTTATTCGCTAGGTTCCCGTTATTACGAGGAAGACATTTTAAAATTCCAAGGGGACATTTATTACTGTGCATCCAACCCCAGCACAACAGGAACCCCAGTAAGTGAACCCACCCATTTTATTAAAATCCTAGACCAACAATTCCAAGCCCCAGTCCAGTTTAATAAACTGAACATGCCCACCAAGGTGAGGGTTAGAATGAACACGGCAGCAAGTGCTTTTGATGCGGTAGACTGGACAACAATACACGGGGAAAATGATTATTTTGACTGGGTGATATTTTGGCAGAACAACCCCGATATTTTACGAATTACACCGGAGCAAAGGGCTTGGCATTTCCCTACTTATTGGCGTTATGGGATACCAAGTGCTTACCAGTGGCAGACTAATCCGGGGCAACCAGACACAAAAGGAAATGTCCCCTTTGTCCCAGTGGCTGGACCCTACACTCCCAACTATGTTACTAAACCTGCTCCTCCTTAATAACTAATAATGGTTTCTAAAAGGGTTAGAATATGCCTGTTTTAAATCTTGGAAGAGTTCGACCAGTTTTCCGGGGTGAGTTTTCAGCATTAGATGGTCAAACGATGACCAAATACGATGTGGTAACTCATGCTGGAAGTGCGTGGTTTTATATTTCTGGGACGGACACCGTTGCTAATATTAACCTTACTTCTGGCAACCATCCGGGCACCTCTAACAGTGCTGGGAACTGGCAGGAGATTGCTAAAGGGGTGGAGACTGTTGGACTTTATTCTAATGGCACAACTTATTTCCAAAACCAAATTGTCCAGTTTGGTTCCTCCTCCTATGTAGCACGGCAAAAAGTCCCGGCAGGAAGTGGGAACACCCCCGGAGTTGCTACGGCATTCTGGCAAGAGTTTGCTACGGGTTTTGGACGTTATGCTAACGTTTATGTAGACACCACCAGTTACGGGACAGGGGACATTGTCACATGGAAGGGCAACACCTATATTGCTAAAACTACTGTTCCACTAGACGGGGGAGGTGCCCACAGACCAGACAGGTGGGCAGACTGGGATTTAGTGGCCCAAGGTTATTTCTTTGCTGGGGAATGGGACCAAGCAGTTGTAACAAATTCCCATTTTGGAGTAGGGACCGTGGTTTCCTACCGTGGAAGTGCCTATGTAGTAACCAACAGATTGGGAGTAAACAACACAAAAGTCCCTCCCGTGTCCCCAGAATATACGAAACTATTTGAGGGGATAACACTAGGATTTAATCCCGATAGCACCCTATTGGGACACTGGCACAGTGCGACCACCTACTACGAGGGGGAGATGGTTACCTATATAAACGCAATCTATATTGCAAACCGTATTTGCAATGCTGGAGAAATTCCCGGTGCTACGGGTTCATCTGGTTGGACTGAAGTTTTGGCACTAGACACCCGTTATTTAGAGATTAAGACTAAAACAGCCACTAACGTAAGATATAGGTTCATTGGGTACTGAAGTTGACAACAGCAATAACAGACCGGGGGACATGGACAAAGGAAAAAGAATACTTTGAATTTGACCGTGTAGCCTTTAGGGGTGCCCTCTATGTCTGCAAATATCCAGAGCCACACGTTGCCAGCAATGCCTCCATGCCGGGGACCTATCCGGGCATGTCAATGTACTGGTCACACCTTTCTGATGCCTTGGAACAACTCCCAGAAGTGGAGAAAGTCCCAGCATTTTCCGAAAGGCGGATTTTAAGGATTTGGTTTTCAGATGAGACTTACCACAAAGGGCAAAACGTTTTCTTTGCCTTTGAAATCTGGGAATGTCTACAACGAGCAGAACCAACAGAGAGTCCAGAGACACACCCTTGGAAGTGGAAGTCTGTTCAAGGCAATGATGATGAGACAACAGAAGGAGGAGGGGAAGGAAGCCTTTCTGATACTACTAGCCCACCCTATCCGGGCTATGAGTTCACATTTGAGGAAGAGGCTTTAATCTGGGAAGTGGTCCACAACTTTGGATGCAAGCGGTTTTATTTTGAAATCTACGACACAACAGACCGACAGCATTTTGGATGGACACGGGAATACATGGACGGGAACACGGTTAGATTTTATTTTAATCAACCAATTGCAGGACGTGTCCAAATGTGGGCACTTCAACCAAAAAACAGACCCTTAAATGATTTGGGAGTCACCCCTGTTTGTCAGACTGTCCAGATTTATGAGGAGGACTTCCCAACGGCAAGCAATGAATGGGTAATAAGTCATTCCCTCAACATCCGAAAAATAAAATGCCAAGTTTTTGACGAGGAAGACAGGCAGCATTTTGCCTTCCAGAAGAACGTAGTAAACAACCAGATTGTCCAGTTGAAGTTTGAGCAAGAACTGGCTGGGCACGTCAGACTTATCCCAATGACAGGTTAATTGTAAAGACCCTGTAACAAACACCTTGAAGATTCATTCCTCTTGCATGGTAAAAAAGAGGGAAGAAAAAGTTTCAATATTATTTTAACGAGGGGTGAATGGGCAGGAATGTCCTGTTAAGAAGCAAGCATTGTGATGTCACAAAATTATTTTTCTTTTAGGAGTTTTTAAAATGGCAAGCTACCCCCTTTATCATGGGATTGAATTAGCCCAAAACGCACAGATTCACAACCTAGTCTTTGAAACGAGAACAGCAGACCCAGCAAGTGGGGAGTTGGTTGTTGGACGGCAATGGTACAACAGCACGGACAACGTTTTCCGTATGGCTGTTGCAGACAGCAACGGCACCTTGGTGGTGCGAACATTTACCACCAAAGAAGCTATGGACGTGGAGAGGGCAAGGATTAGCACTCTAGAGGCTGAAACGTTCTATGCCGATGGCAGACGGGCAATGAGTGGGGATATTGATGCAGCAAGCAATCAAGTCCGAAACCTTGCAGCACCAACAAATGACGGTGATGCTGTCAACAAGCTATATGTAGATGATAAGTTTGCTTCTCTTGGACATGCCTTTGAATATTGCGGAAGCGTAACCCCCGGAGCAGATGCCAGCACAGCATTTGACATGGACGGGCTAACGCAAAAACAGCCCGGAGACTACTATAAAATTATTGGTTCTGGTTATGTAAAGATTGGGACAGCCGCAGCATTCTACGTTAATGCCGGGGATAGCCTCATCTGGAACCCAGACGGGGGACTAGACAAGTTTGATAATACCAACAGTGAGGTTTCCGGAACAGACCAGTTTATTACCGTTTCTGGAAGCACAGACACCGGATTTGCTGTTGATGTTGCCGCAGAGTTTAAGGCCCGGATGTCCACCGTGGAGTCCCGTGCAGACAGCATGGATAGTTTGGTTGCTGCAAACCAAACAGCCACAGGGATAGCCTCAGACGGTTCTTATGTCCCCAGTGTTGGCTCTAACTACATTGCCACAGCAACCAGTGTCCACGATGCTACCATTAAGCTGGACACCAGTTTAAAGGCTGTTAGTGATGCACTCGACACTGAAACCAGCAGAGCAACCACGGCAGAGAATGCCATTGACACCCGTTTAACCACGGTTGAAGCACAGGTAAATGGAAACATTGGTGACAAGAGCAATCTAACCACCGATGATAAGACTAACATTGTTGCCGCAATCAATGAGGTTGACGGGCAGAACGACAGCAACAAGCAAGCAAGCGAGGACCGGGACACCACCATCCGGACAGCCTTGGGTATTGCCGCAGACGGTTCTTGGTCCAAGGGTGTTATTAACGACACCCTCAACCCCGGAGATGTGGCAACGGCATTGTCCAACGTGGAGACAGAAGTTACCACAGGACAGTCCACCCTCAATGCCCGTGTCAATGACTTGCTAGCCTCTATTAACAGCAAGATTTACAAGTACGCTTCCGCAAGTGCGGCACTTGCCCACAACTTCAACCACGCACTTGGGACCACAGACTTGAATGTTCAAGTGTGGGTGCAAGACCCAAGTGGAGCATGGCGCAATGACATTGTGCCAGTAACAGTGGTTGACGATAACAATATCGGATGTCTGTTGACCCAAGCAGCACAGGTAAAAATCCTTGTAACAGCCGTAACAGCCGCAACAGCAAACGCAGCATAAAACGGTTTAATCTGGCCCCAGAAATGGGGCCACACCAGAACAAGGAGTTTTTAAAATGGCAGAGCAAAGACTGTTGAACACCGTAAGGGCACACGGGCACCTTATCATTCCAAACATTGAAGAAGGCGAGGATTTTCCACCAACTGCTTATGACGGTGAGTTGGTGATGAAGCAGGGCCAGTTATGGAACTACGGCACTATGTCTGGTGTTACGAGTTGGCACCCGATTACCCAGCCCAAAGCAACTTATGTCCACAACCAAGCAGTAGCATCAGAGACTTGGAGCATTACCCACGGACTAAACAATCAGTTTTTGATTGTGACTGTCTACAGCAATAACACCACGGATGGAAGCTATAGGCTAGTTGCAAATCCTCCCGTGACTTTCCTTGATGACAATAATATTGAGATTCCTTTTTCTGACCCCGTAAGTGGCAGAGCAGTCTTGTTGGCACAGGGTGGTGCTGCTAGTTCTACGCAAGTGGTTGTTCCAAAACTTGAAGAATTCAGAGCAGAAATGGAAGCCCTTTACAAAGTGGAAACCAGACCTAATGGGAGGCAAAGAATGACCATCATGGAGGCAGTCTAATGGCAACTGAATTACGAGTGGACTATCTGGTCTGGCTGGATGGCAATGGGAATGAACAGACCACACCTTCCAGCACCTTGCCGTCCGGAACACGTTTAACCTTTAATAATAGTAATGCTCCGGTGGGATGGACAAAAGACACTAGCCACAATAATAAAGCGTTACGAATAATAAACGGTTCAACGGTTAGCAATGGCGGAAATGTTTCTTTTACTTCAGCGATGAAATCGCATGGAGTTTCCGGAAATGTCTCAACGAATGTCTCAACGAATGTCTCAACGAATGTCTCAACGAGTGTTTCAGTCTCCAATCGTGCTTTGAATTCGACTGGCTACATGCCAAGCCACAGGCACTACACAACTGCGAGGCATAACAAGAACAATAGCGATGGATCAAGTGCAAACGCCTATTCTGCCAATAGATACACAGCAAAATATCAGTACACAAATTACCAAGGCGGTAACGGTTCCCACAATCACGGGGCCAATGCAAGTTCCAATGCGAGTTCTAATGCAAGTTCCAATGCGAGTTCTAGTTTCAGCGGAACGGCAATCAATATGTCGGTCCAATACGTAGATTTTATTATAGCACAAAAGGATTAAATCATGGAATTAACTTGGATTGCTTACTCAAAAAATCCTCAAGCAGTTGTCTTTAATTTTCTAGATGAATTCATGAGATTCAGTGTTGAGGATGGAGCAGACTTTTCAAAAATCGACCAAAGCGTTGAATCTGCACAATTTGACAAAGACGGAAATTCTTTTGTCCAGAGATTAAACGAGGAAGGAATACCAGAGGACCAAAAAATAAAATCTTTGAGCGAAATTCCGGGAATAGAAATTTTTCAAAAGATGTTTAATCAACTCTTGAAAGATAGAGAAGTTTCACCTCCTACAAAGGAGGATTTATTAAATGAATTGAGAGAATTACGGGATGTGAAGTTGCAGAAGGCGGACATTCAGATTTTAAGGTATCTGGAGCAAGGTTTGTCAGCGCCTAGTGAATGGATAGCTTACAAACAAGCATTAAGAGACATCCCATCTGAAATTGAAACGGGGAAGATCCCGGCACCTACTGCTGAAAAAGAAACTGATAATATTTATGTGGATGATTATCAATTCGTTTTTAATTACTGGCCCATAGAGCCGTAAAGTTGACGTTCATTGAAACTTATTGGCTAGACAAAGGCATCTGTGAGAAAATCATAGAGTGGTTTGAACTTCAGACCACTCACAAATATGATGGCATTAGTGGAGAGCATGAAGTCCAGCCAGACATAAAAAGATGCACAGAAACCATATTAAGCCAAGACCCATATCTATTTCACCTATACATGGCAGAGTTATCTTTAATTCATCGTCATTTCCGTGAAAAGTATGACTACTTCCAAAGACAAGCGGTTGTCATAACAGAAAACATAAATGTCCAAAGATACTTTGGTGGTGAGGGGTATTTTGCCACACACACAGAACGGGATTTTCTAAGCCCTATGCGTGAACTGGTTTTCATGACTTATCTAAATGATGTCAAGCCAGTGACCAAAAAAGGTTGTGAAGGTGGTACGGAATTCATTTGGCAAAAAGAAAAAGTGCAGGCAGAAGCTGGGAAAACTTTAATTTGGCCTGCTGGGTATACTCACATGCACAGAGGGATAATACATCCAACAGACACCAAATACATCGTCACGGGCTGGTTTAATTTAACAGAATAAAAGGCACTTATGGCGGCTACACCCGATGTTGAACTAGAATTAGATTTTCTAGTTTGGAAAGACAAAAACGGAACGGAACAAATTACTCCAGCCCATACTTTCCCATCTGGTACAAAACAGATTTTTTATCAATCAAATGCTCCAGTTGGATGGACAAAAGACACAAATCATAATGATAAGGCATTGCGTGTTGTAACGGGTACGGTGAGTTCTGGAGGTAATTCTTCATTTTCTTCTGCAATGGCCTCAAGAGGCATTTCCGGAAATGTCTCAACGAATGTTTCAACGAATGTTTCAGTCTCAAATCGGCCTTTAAATTCAGTAAGCCAGATGCCAAGCCACAGGCACTACACGACTGCAAGGCATAACAAGAACAATAGCGATGGATCTACAGCAAACGCCTATTCTAGCAACGGCTATACTGCAAAATATCAGTACACAAATTACCAAGGCGGTAACGGTTCCCACAATCACGGGGCCAATGCAAGTTCTAATGCATCCTCTTCTTTTACCGGGACAAATCTCGACATGAGAATAAAATATGTTGATGTCATTATAGCCGCAAAAGATTAAAAAATTATGAAAATCAAAACGGAAACGAATTGCCCCTTAAACGGATTTAAAAAGTGCAAAGGGCTTGATTGTGCTTGGTTTATTCAAATTCGGGGGCAGAATCCAAACACTGGTGAAGAGGTTGATGATTGGGGGTGTGCAATGGCATGGCTACCCACCTTGATGGTTGAAAACGCCCAGCAGAGCAGACAGACAGGTGCAGCAGTGGAGAGTTTTAGGAATGAAATGGTGAAGGCTCAAGAGGCATCTGTTAGAGTGCTGGCGGAATCCCAAAGACTTTTGCAATGACTAGCTTTCTGGGTTTGGCGTTATTGGCAACCACACAATTAGACTACCCATCCGGTTTAATAAACCATTTTATGTCCTTTTGTGGGACGGGTGTTAGGAATGAATTGATTTTAAAAGGGTTCCCAAATGCGGTAGCCACACAAACTGCTGTCCTTCAGTGTGCTTGTGTTATGGACAAGATACGGTTGTCTATGTCCTCTGACCGTTTTGTGGGCTTAACCCAAGAACAACAGAAAGACCTTTCTTTACGGTTTGCGTATCAGTGTGCAGGAGTAAAAGAACCTGCACAGGAAGTAGACCCAATCTAATTTTAACAAGGTTTTAAAATGGATTTAAGACCGTGGTATATACCGGAGGCAATGGCCCAAGACCCGTCCAGTATGCTTCCACAAGTGCAGGGGAACGTAATGCAGGGTGCAGAATTTATAAGTGTGTTTGCAGATTTAGGGGGAACCCTTGGGAGTCTAACCTTTGCTGGTTGGTTGCTGGTCCGGTTGCTGGCAATGCACGACAAGGAAAGACAACAGATGAGGGAAGCCTTCACAGCAGAGAGGGTAAGAGTACGAGATGAAAGAGAGAAAGAAAGAACGGAGTGGAATGAAGAAAGGCGGACCCATTTAGATAAGGATTCCAATAGTGATGCCGCAATGGTTGCCGCTATGGAAAAGTCCCAGACCAACCTCCTGCAAATCGTACAAACCACACAAACTACAATTGGGGATTTATCCAAGGTGTTGGAAGCCCATAGCCATGAATTGAAGGCCAGCATCTTAGAGTTAAAGATGGCTGTTGCTACCAATTTTGACCGTGTCCATCAGAGATGGGACGGTGAAGAACGGAGGACAACGGGAAACGGGGGAAGGTCCTCTACTTCCCGGAAGTCTTCCGGTAATTCTTAATTTTAAAAACCGTGAAAGGGTGCCATGTCTACCAAGAATTTTGATTTTACCATTGTCCAAGGTTCCACCCATGACATTACCGTGGAATTTTATGATGATGACAACCTCCCCCGGACACTAACCGGAAATGATTTTAAACTGGACTGTAAGCAACACCCAAACAGCCCAGAGATTATTTTTAGTCTGTCCTCAGTAAGTGGACAAATTACCGTGGATGGAACCACCACCAACATGATCCACCTAATACTTGACCATACCACCACCAAGTCCATGTCTTTTACCAAAGGGTTTTATGACATGGTCATGTATGACAGCACCAAAGCAAATGTAGAAGTGTTGATGTCCGGGACCTGTTCTTTGGTCAAGACCATTACCCGTTTGCCGTGAACTGGAAATTATTGTGGGCTGTTCTGCTCATGGTGTCAGTGCTGGGGGGTTGCTCCAGCACCCCAGCCTGTCATTTAAACGGAACGTTCCAGATTAAGTTTAACCCCTGTGACGGTAAAAAGCCCACCAAGCTAGAGTTGCGTAGAAGAAAATCTGCTCACAGGCTATAGAAACGCATGAAAAGCAAGAGGAATATGGTTACTTATGCAACCCTTGTTATTTTGGCAGCAATTGCAACCACCCTTTATTTGGGTTTTACGGGGTATTAAAAAATGGCTTTAGTTCATATAGACGCAATAACTACCCGTTGTCCTTATTGTGGACAGACCAACAGAACCAAGTTTACAACCAACGAATGGGTTAGTGCTGGGTTTGCGTGGGTGGTCAAATGCACAAACGACTACCCCCCGGACCATTCTGACCAGAGTCTGGTAGGACAGCCATGTGACAATGGGTATGTGGCTTCTATTGAGAAGTTCCGGACCATTGCCAAGGCGTGGCAAACAGGAGTAGATTTCGACCCTTTGTTTGAGGAGGACAGCATTGTGTATCTTGACCCCTACCCCTCAGAGCCAGAGGTAGTGAATGGAACGAGTAATACACAACCACAACCGGAGGAACCTGTTGTTAGCGAACCAGACCCAATAGTAACGGATGAACCAGAAGGTCCTACACCAATTGGGTAAACAATCATTTTAAAAAGGGAATCATGGAAGAATTTATCCCTAACGTGCAGGATTTTAAAACGCAATTAAGACGGCATGAGGGAATCAGATTAAAACCTTATTATTGCCCAGCCGGGAAACTCACCATAGGGGTGGGAAGAAACTTGGATGATGTGGGAATCAATGCCCAAGAAGCGGATGTCCTGTTAGACAACGACATTGAGGATTTAGGCCGCAGGATGTTGGGACACCCAGACTTGCCCCCAATGGATGAGATAGGACCAGCCCGTTATTATGCTCTAATGAATATGGGCTTCCAAATGGGCTTTACTGGGCTGTTGAATTTCCAGAATATGCTCAAGGCACTCAGAGAACAGGACTGGGAAAGGGCAAAGAAGGAGGCACTAGACAGCCAATGGGCACGACAAACGCCCAGCAGGGCAGAGGAAATAGCAGAGATTTTAGCAACTGGTACTTGGACCTAGAAGGACGGGCACCTCTTATCCCTCAATTGCAGGGGTGCCCTAATGTTAACCTCTTCTGGGTGTTTAACAAATACCGGGGTTTTTTTTGCTTCTTACTCCTTAATGTGCATCCTGTGAGATTTGGAAGGACAGGCTAACCCCTGTCCTGTTTGCCTATGCAAGAGGGGAAAAACTTGGTTTTATGGATTTTAGTTGTAATTCTCTTCTTCATTGGCTTTTCTGTTCTAGAGTCCTTTTTGTTGCCAGATGAACTATATTTTTAAACGGTGTGTATTGCCAATTCATAGCCAATTAAAAAGGGACCTTTGCCAGTTATTGCCAATTACTGGAAAAAGTTTTTTGTGAAG